CACATTTACCAATGTGCGAATATTGCATAGAACATTATAGAAAGATAGAGAAATACTAAAAAATAGCTGAGGGCTGAAAGATGGTTCGGATATCCACTGCGTGTAGATTCGCCGTGGGAATGAAAAAAGAATAATTTGTATAAACAATAATCCTTCACAGAGTTTTTCTGTGGGGTTTTTATTTTTTATTTGATTAATATATTCAAAGCAAAATTTATGATTATTGTTTTCTATATAGTGTATGAAATAGAAGCATATTGTTTAATTGAATTTAAAATTACAAATAGTAAAAAAACCCCCACAGAGATTCTCTGTGGGGGTCGGAGGGCTATTCTTTCCCACCTTCCTTGGATGAAGGTGGGAAGAACTCCTTAAGCCGAACCTTCAGGGATTCGGCCTCTTTCTTTTCGGCACCTCTGCAAGAACTGCAGAGGTACCGACCGGCCCCAAAGGGCCGTCGGTAACCCCGCCGAGCCTCCCAGTCCAGGAGTTCTCGTGGATCCGCCTTTTTGCCGCATTTGCGGCAAGTGGGCGGGATTTTTAACTCCTGCCAGGCCTTACAGGCCGGGCAGGAGGTCGTGGACTGGCTTTGGATCTCCAGTCCACAGTACAAGCACTTTGCTTTATACATATTGCCTCCTTTGTTATTTTATTATAACATATTTTACATCCTATTTTTTACTTTTTGCTTGACTTTGGCTTATATTTCAATATAATTTATATGTATTTGGAGGTATTTAATGGATAAAGACGAAGTAATTGAAGTAAAACAAGGCAGTAGTATTAAAAGAAGAAAAAGAAAGACAATCATAAGCCCAGAGGAAGATATAGTCAAATCACAGCAATATGTCATAAAAAACAATAAGGCTGAACCATATATAGACCCAAATGCTAAGCCAAAACATACATACAAATTCAAAAAAATTATTTTGCAGCAAAATGTATCTGAAAATGATGAGCTTAATTTCATCTTAAACAATTGTGGCAAAATACTGAAATGGGAAGAAAAGATATTACAAGATGGTTCTATGTGTATAACCGTAATTTATACCGAACCACCACCAAAAAACAATGTATTAGGAGAGAACACAAATGCCTGATCCCTTTAATATTTTTGACCCATTAACATCAGATCAATTTTTAGCTGGTTCTTATTCTCACCCAAACCCAGCATACGACTACTCCACTGCTTTTTTACCAAGAAAGCTTAAAGATTATTTTAGGTGGAGCGAATATTTATTTATGAACAGCCCACAGATATTTGCGGTTGTTCAAAAATTCGCTGCTTTCTCTGTCAATAAGATAAAAATAATCCCAATAGAAGAAGATACAAGCAATGAAATCATAAACCGGTATGAATCTATATACGACAATATCAATATACAGTCTATTCTTATAAGAGTTGCTATTAATGCAATGGTATATGGCAATGTCTTTGTGAATATACTTCCTGTTATATCCAGATATTTATCCTGCAAAAAATGCAATAAAAGTTATCCTATATCAATGGCCAATTATAAGTTTAACCCAAACAATAAAGCTTCCCCATTCATATTAAATTGTCCTAAATGCAAATCAATAGATGGCGCACAGGTTATTGACCTACATAGAAAAGGATTGGATAAACCGTTTAATATTGTTCTATGGGACCCGAAGTTCATAGATGTTGAATATAATAAATTGACAGATGAGGAAATTATATATGCTACTATAGACGGAGAAACATCTTCGCATATAAAAAAGGGAGATAGATATTACATAGAAAAAATAGATATGGAAATAATCAATACAGCACTAGACAATAGAAATAGGATGTTTAGATTTGACCCCAAATTTATGAAGCATATAAAAATGCACAGTTTAGCAGGAATAGAACAGCAATGGGGCTATCCTGCATTGGTTGCTACATTGAAGTCTTTTTTACACGCTGCTATTCTTAAAAAGGCTAATGAGGCTATAGCGTTTGATTATCTTATTCCTCTTAGAATAGTTTTTCCAACCGGGAGCGGAACATTTGATCCTACCCAAATGATTAATTTGGAAATATGGAAGAATGAGCTAGTAAAGAGTGTAAAACAATGGAGGAGAGATCCATTGCATATAGAGATAGCACCTGTGCCGGTTGGGAGAGTTCAAGTTGGTGGAGAGGGCAGGTCTTTATTAACATTTCAAGAAATACAAATAGCTGAAGAGAACATATTAGCGGCGCTGGGGGTTCCTAGGGAAATTATATATGGTTCATTACAATGGAAGGCCGCACCTATAACATTAAGAATGCTAAGCAAACAACTAGAACCCCTTGTTAGTCAGCTTAATGAGCTCGTCCAATGGATAGCAGATACTATATCTTATCTTGAGAAGATTCCACGAGTCAAGGCTAGCATAATTCCGTTCAAGCTTGTTGATGATTCTGATGAAAAAACAGCTCTGTTCCAATCACTAATGACACCACAACTTGGTTCGTTAGTATCAGCTAAGACAATGGGAGATGCTTTAGGTATAGATATAGCCAAAGAGCAGGAACAACTAGAAAGAGAGATGTTGGATTCCAAGAGAAGAGAGATTAAAGTAATGGCAGAAATGGAAAAGATAACACAAGAAGCGATGGCTGCAGCTCAGCAGCAACAACAGTCAGTAGTTGGACAAACTACATCTGCAACAGAAAATGCTATTATGGAAGAGGCTAGATCATACGTAGAACGGATTGTTAATATGCCGCCAATAGATAGAAGAAGGTATTTAGTAGACATAAGCAAAACCAGACCTGTGCTGCACGCTGTTATAAAAGAAATGCTGCTTGATTATAGACAAAATATGGAGGCGGAAGGTAGAAAGAACATTAATCCCAATGCGTAAAAAAATGAAAAAATATGTTATAAATAATAAGTGTGGTGTCAGCAATGACACTACACTTTATTTTTTAATTTTAAAAAGGAGGTAGAGAAGATGCTTTTTGTTTTAAGCGCAAAGGACTTAGAAGACACAATAAAAACAATATGTGGAATAAACGACATAGTAATAATGTCTTGGGACGGGGAGAATAATTCTATAACGTTCACAATAAATATGAATGGTATAAAAGAATGTATAGATAAAACAGTAGGTAAGAAATTCAAGATAACAGACATAAGAATATTAAAGACAAAAGACCCAAATTTTGTCTGTGCGTTAGAAATGGATATAAAAGACCCGGTATATCAGCAAAAAGAAATAATACAGACAAAAGAACCAGAACAAAACAATATAGAAGATACGGAAAACATAAATGAAAGACTAAAGAACGATAATGATGATGTTGACAGTATTGATGTCAACCCTGATGATTATATTCCACTACCAATAGCAACCAAAAAAAGAGGGAGACCGAAGAATGGCTAAGATTGATCATTTAAGCCCGTCTCAAATAGATTTATTTGAGATGTGCGGCTTAGCATATAAGTATTTATATATAGATAAGTTACCAAAACCACCCCCATCTACTCCTGTTGTGAAGGGATCGCTAATACATTATTTAATAGAAAAGAAAATAATTGATAGAAATTCAGACTCAAGGGAAAATATTAAGAGATTTACAGAAACTCCTGGGTCGGTTTTTTTAACATTGTCAAAAGACGACCAAGAGTCTGTTATTAAATCTGCTAATAATGCTATCGAAGTTATAGATTCACTTACTTGGTATCCAGAAGAACCAATAGAATTATATGAACAACTTATTACATATAGAATAGGAGACATAAAGATAGAGGTTAAACCTGACCTTATTACAGAGAGTTCTGTGTATGATCATAAAGTAATAGGTGCTAGTTCTTTATTCAAATATGAAAAGATAACATATCCAGCTCAGCTTGTTATTGGAGCAATGGCTGTTGGAAAACCAAAAGCTGCTTATAACTTATTTATAGAAGATAACAAAGGTAATTTTATATTCAAAAGAATAAAGTTCGATTTTATAACTCTTAGATTTAAGAGGATAGAAAACAAGATAAGAAGAGTCTGGGCAATGATAGAAAACGATATGTTCTATCCTGTAGACAAGGATGGAAGCAATAAGTGGAAATGCACGAGAAAATTCTGTGATTTTTTTGATATGTGCGAGTTTGGCGTTCACGACCAACTCCCAAGCGAAGAAAACATTGCTTTATTTTAGAAGGAGGCACAATGGAAAGTTCATTCAGGAAAAAAATGAGGAATATGATTAATGACGAATTTGCCATAACCAATAATGAGACCCTTCTCAATATAATATGTCATTTGTTAGATAATGAAATAACATCAGCCCGTTATGAGGCAGAGGAATATCTTAATAAAATAGGTTTCAAGATGCATAAAATAGATATAACAACACAAAATGGTAATAATGGTATATTTAAACACGGAACAGATACTATCCATACGCACATATGCCCAAAATGTAAATCAAAAACAGATAATGATTTATGTCCTGAATGTGGTGTAAAATATACAAGCAAGGAGGATATAAATGAAGAATAAAATAGCAAAAGAGCAAATCAGAAAGCTAATAGGGATAAGCCAAAATACAGTCAAAGCACTATTAGGCATTACCAATTCAAATAACGAGTTAAACGTATTAAGACAGTATTTTTTATCAAACATCAATATTCTTAAGGGAGGAGGAAATAACAATGATAAGAGGGACAAAACCACTGTCAGAAGAAGAAGAAAAAGAATGCCTAAGAAAGTATAAGGAAACAAAAGATAAAAGATTTCTTGACAAAATCGTACTTGCGAATCAAGGCTTTATATACAATATTGCCTATAAAGCATATAAAAAGATATTATCGACAGTGGGTAAAAACAATAACATAATAGAAATAGATGATCTTATAAATACTGGAAATTTAGGGTTATTAAGGGCTATCGAGACATTCGATCCAGCCCTTAATACTCGGCTATTGACATACGCAGGCCATTGGATAAGTGCCTTTATAGAGTTATTTACTAAAAGAGAGCTACATAAAATAACAACAAGCGACGAGGAGTCGAAAATAGATTCCAATATTGATTTAAGACATGATTGTTCTGACGAATCTAAAACAAAAATATTGTTAGATGATGTAACAAAAAATCTAACAGACGAGGAGAAGATTTATGTCTACAGCACGGCTGGCGCTCTTCCTGTTTCTTTAACAAAAGAGGATCTTGCTAATATTATGTTAAAGCCATCCGTCAGAGCAATAGATTGTCGTAAATCAATAAGAAAGAAGATAAACAAAAAAGACATTACTGGTGTTGATGGAGAATCTAAATAATTTACTTTCTGTAAGCCCAAGCATTCTGGCGGAAATATTTATCAATATAAGTGGTAAACCGCCTGATTTTAATAGTTTTAAACCATCTAAATACATAATAGACACACATAAAAAGAATTTGCTTCTTAAGTGTGGAAGACAGACTGGAAAAAGCTCGATAGTAAGCACTAGCATGCTTATAGACGCTAGGTTTATTAAAGGATTTAGGCAAGGATATATAGCGCCAAACAGTAGGGCATCAGCTTCATTTTCTGTATTGAGATTTTCTGATTCTTTAATAAACTCAGTAAATATATGGCCGTTTTTTTATTCTCCCAAAAATACTGATAAGTTTGTAATAGATAATGTTGGGCTTAAAAAGTTTAAAAATAATTCAGTATGTGTATTTCTATATGCTGACTCTGATCCAGACAGAATAAGAGGATTTACATTTGACAGAATAATATTTGATGAGGTCCAAGATATAGATCTTGATGCCGTTGTGCCAGTTGTGGAAGCGTGTATAATGAACTCTCCTTATTCCGAAAAGATGTTTTTAGGGACACCCAAGTCCGTTGATAACTCCATAGAGATATTGTGGGGACACAGCAAACAATACGAGTGGGCAGTCAAATGCGAAGGCTGTAGTAAATATAATATATTTATTTCTACGAAAACAATCGGCAAAGAAGGGCCGATTTGTGCACATTGTGGTAAGTTGTTAAATACATTAAATGGGACTTTTGTTCCGATGTGTCCAGATAATACAATAGACGGATTTCACATATCTCGAACTGCCTTGCCATTCTATATGTTTAATAAACAGGCATGGCAGAGCATAGTGGCATTGCTTGATGATCCACTATGGTCTAAGGAAAAATTTGATAATGAAATACTTGGTATATCATCTGGGTCTGGTATGAAAATGATTACTGAAAAAGACATTAATGAAATAAGCGTATACGATGTAGACCCATATGATAAAGCCTCTATAAATCTTAGTGGTGAGAAATTTATAGGAATAGATTGGGGCGGATCGGATTATTCTTCTAAAACAGAAAATGTGCAGTCCCAGACGGCTATGGTGATATATAATCTTAGCGGTGGGACATTAAATATATGTTACTACACTACATTTAACGGTATGGGACCTATAGATATATTGGAAGAAATCAAAAAGATTATAGTACATGCGAAACCGGTTTCGGTAGCAGCCGATGCTAGTGGTGGTAAGATAGAAAATGCTGAATTAACAAAGCTCTGCGTTCAAAACAGAATTAGATTCTTCCCTATCCAATGGGGTAGTTATAGCAAAGCCATAGAGTGGAATAAGGTTAATATGTATCTAAGCGATAAAACAACTATGTTCGATGATTTTTTTATAAACATACTTAAAAAAGAACTTATAAGACTACCAAATAAAAACAACAAGCAAATAATATCAGAATTCCTTTCTGAACACGCCGAAATATCTACCTCTGCATCTGGCAGAAAAATATGGAAAAGAATCCCCCATAAAACAGATGACCTATTACACGCTGCAATATTTGGTTGGGTTGGATTTAAGGTGTGTAAAGGGATAACATTTAAAGATCCTTACTAAACAAAATAACCAGTAAAATATTCAAAAATTATGTTATAAATATTTGAATCTAAAAGGAGGTTACATGCTTAATATTAATTTGGGCATATGTTCGCTGAACGAGACATCAGCGAACATTCCATCGCAGGGAATAGAAATACCTGCGGGAATAGATATGATAAAAGACATAATGTTGTTGGCGGCAGATAATCCTATAGTAAAAAAATCAATTAATGACATATTAATATATAGAGCGTTGTTGTTAACGCATAATAAATTATATAATCATTATAGCATGATGAATATAAGAGAAAAAAGTGGAAAAAAATACAGCAGCAATCAACCCGCAAACGAGGCCTGTGGGTTATATTATAAAGAAAAAGATTTAAATAGAATATATATAGCAGTTGATGATGTATATAAAAAAATATTGGGATATAGAAGAAAAGATAACTCATCATCCATAATGACCTCGATGGTCATAGATAACGAGGTAATATTGGTTAAAGTAAGAGAGACAGTTAGAAACCTGATAACGCCTCAAAGTGAAGGCGAAGATGAACATAAGCACAATATGAGGCTTGATCCCGATATAATAAATAGAATAGAGAAATATTTAATAAATAAACAGAATAATGATAAGAGGTTTTTAATACGTGTACATACTACAAATAGGATAGAATATCAAAACAACATATATAAAAAGATACTATTGTCGATATACGACAAGGAAGAAATAGTAAAATATTTACTTGTTTGTGATAATGTAATATTTAATAATGATAACGATATGGGGATAAGATTTGTTAAAATTATAGATAAAGAAGAAATAATAAAAAATATTAAAGGAACAATATTTAAGAAATTTATAAATAAAAATATAAAAGATATACTAAGTCTGATGACTTAGTATATAGCGTAAAAAATAGGAAAAATGTGTTATAAAAGAATAGAACACTCTGGCAGATAGGAATGTGGGTCTGCTATCTGTCAGGTTTTAACAAAATGACCCACAATGGAGGTTAGTAGTATGATATGCGTGAAGTTTGGAAAAGCCCTTAGTGGGCGGTTGGAGGAGTTCAGTTTTGGAGACGGCAGCACCGTCAAAGACCTGCTGCAGGCGGCAGGATACACACTCTCTTCCAATGAGAGAGTGATAGAGAAAAACGCCGGGGGGGTGGAGCTCGGAGACGAGCTCATAGATGGCGGAATATACGTTATAACAGCGGCCGTAAAGGGCGCATAAGATTCTTATTCAATAAATAGTTTTCCTGAATTGCAAACAGGAAAAAATACTTAACATATTTTTATATTCTTTTTCAAAAAACTTATATAATTTTTCTCTTTAACTTTGAAATTCCTGGAGAAAATGCTATAATCATAAAACTCTATTTTAGCCAATGATGTCGTTGGCAAAAGGTAGTAAGGACGGTTTGCTACCTTGCCTCGTTAATTTACAAGCAGCTAGGCTGCTTTACAGTTAACGATGTATATATAAAGAGTTTTTAAAGAATAAAAAAATATTTTAACTTTCAGGTTATTAAACAACCTATGCAATCGTAGG